GACTGTCGGAAGAAATAGTTCTAAAATAGCTAACGCAGCAGCAGACTTAGTAGTTAATACTGAGGGTGCAGCATTTGGATTGGTTTTTTCTGGTGCAAATGTAGGTTGGACATATACGGAGAAATAATATTATGGCAAATTACGAAGCAACTAAATATAATTTTAATGGATCAGACCTTACCGGTATCGAGGGAATTCCTACAGCAACTATTGTACCATGGACTGCATCATCGCTTCCAACAGGTTTTTTAGAATGTGATGGAGCAGCAGTTTCAAGATCTACCTACTCTGCATTATTTGCAATCGTAGGTACTACTTACGGTGCAGGCGATGGATCATCTACTTTTAATACACCTAACCTAGCAGATAACGTAGCGGTTGGAAAATCAAATAATAAAGCTTTAGCTTCAACTGGTGGAGCAAACACAGTTACGGTAAATGTAGCAGGAAACGTCGGTGGTTCCACTGCAAATGCAACTCTTTCAACAGCACAACTTGCTTCACACAGTCACTCAGGTGCTGCAGGTAGTCTTCAATTAAAAGGTCAAAGTAACGCAAATGTTGTTGCTTCATTTACAAATACAGGTACGGCAGGTTCTGGTAGTGGACACTCTCATAATATGAGTGCAAACTTTTCAGGGACGGCTGTAAATCCATCTGTACTTCAACCTTTTTTAGCATTAATATATATAATTAAAACTTAGGAGAAAAAATGGCGAGTAAAGGAAATTGGACAGTAGTATTTGAAGACAAAAAAATAATTAAACAAAATCATGTGTCTGAAGGTAATGTAGGTGGAACTGAATATGAGATTTCTGATGATGTTTTTTGGAATCAATCTAAATTTTTAAATATCTGGGCTATTCATCATGGAACTTTAGTTCCAACAGATGAAGTAGAATACAGAGATGACACTTCTCACAGTTCTTTTGCAGATGCTAATTTAGGAAATATTCAAGATTTTATTACAAAATGGGACGAAGCACATTTATCTAAATTACAATCAGATTGGGATAATGACAATGGGGATACCCGTGACGAAGAAGGTAATATAACTCACACAGAAACTGAAGCTGAAAAAATAAATAGAATAGGTGCAAGACCTACGTCTTATTCTTCGTAATCTTCTATAAATAAAGTTGAAGTATATCTTTTTAAATTAGGTACGTTACTTGCGTGTGGAGAATGAATATGGTTAGATGGAAACATTATAGCTCTATTTTCTCTAAAACCTACATGTATATCTAAATCAAAATTATTTAAAGTTCCATGATAAAAAACTGTTCCATTAGTGACAGCAGTTGGACCTGATATCATAATCAATATATTTCTTAATACGTCACGATCTGTATGTGGTATAAAATGATCTAAGTTTCTTCGATCAATACCTGAGTTATCTTCTATTTTTTTAATTTTAATTTTAAATTTTAATTCAGATTGTTTTTTAAATAATTTTAGTAGTTCAGGTTCATGTTTAAATTTCCATCTATCACCATAATAATTTTTTTTGTTTTTTTCAACAGTGTCGTCAAAATACCTGGGTGTATAGAATGCTTTGTTTAAAGCAAAGTCTTGAACTTTTTTTAAGTCTTCTTTATTAAAAAAATCATCTATAATTTTTATCATCTTAACATCATCCAAGATGTTAAAATATATTTTTCACCCGATAGAGGTGGGTTACCTCTATGGACATATGGAAATCCGGCAGGCCAAATAACTATTCTTCCTGTTTTAGGTTTTATTCTTTTTGAAAAATGGAGAAATTCTGTTTCTCCTCCATCTTCAACATCATTTAAATATATAGAAAAAACAAAAGCTCTAGCTTCATTATCAAATCCTTTATTATGTTCAATATGCCAAACATGATAACCTTCGGTAGGCAAAGTTTTCTGTATTTTTAAACACGTATAATGTAGTTCACCGTAAATATCTTTAGCCCCTGTATTTTCAAGGTAATGCTTTAAAGCCATGTCAAAATTTAACATCATTGGTTTTAAATCTTCCCACCAAATATCTATGTTCTTTGGAGCAGCAAAGTATTGTTGATCTTGTTTTTGTAAAATAGATGCTTTTTCTGAGGCTATCCTATTTATTGTGTTATTAAATTTATTTTGATCTTCATATAATTTAATAGCTCTATCACATTCTTGTGGGAGTATGTAATTATCGTACACACCTATAAAATTATCTATTTTAACCGTTTTATCTTTCAATTTATTTTTCCTATTATAAGTTTTTTAAAATAATCTCCGTCATAAATTTTATTTAATTCCGGAAAATAAATATATTTAAAATTTAAATATATACCAAAATTATGATTTATATATAATTTTTTTAAGTCTTCAATTTCATTAACTAATGGCTGACCTGCAAGATTTAAGGATGTATTTCCTAAAATAGGAATTCCAGTTATTTTGTAAAATTCATGTATTAAATTATAAAAATGAAAATTTTCATTTTTTTTTAAAGTTTGTATTCTACAAGTGTCATCAACATGGGTTATTCCAGGTATACTATGTTTTTTAACTTTAAAAACATAAGACATGTAAGGCGTTTCTTTTTTTAATTTTATATCAAACCATTCATTTGTTTTATCATGTAAAACTGTACCTGCTGCCGGTCTAAACCATTCTCTTTCCTTTAATAAATTAATTTTTTCTTTTGCTGAATGGTCTCTAGGATCAAATAAAAAAGACCTATTGCCCAAAGCTCTTTTACCCATTTCATTCCTACCTTGATATATTCCTATAATATTTTTTTCTGAAATTAATTTTGCTACATCTTTAGGTGTTACATCATAACCTTGTTTTTTAGATAACCCAGTATAGTTAGGTGGGTCACCTAAAAATAAATTTTTAATTTTTTTACCAGAAAATTTATTTTTATTTGTATGCCATTGAGCTGCGCCCATTGATATGCCACTATCATCAGCAAATGGATCAACATATAAATTTGGACAGATATCTAATATTTTGGAATTTAAAACCGTGTTCATAAATACTCCCCCAGAAACACATAAATTTCTATTTTTATTTTTTATAATATTTTTTACATAATTTAAAACTATAATTTCTAATTCTCTTTGAGCTCTAACTGATGTTTCAAAGACTGAATTTCTTTTGTTTTTTTTATTGTGGGCATATAATAAATCATAAAAAAATACTTGTTTAAATTGAAAATGATTAAATTTTTTTTTAAAAAATAAAGATGAAAAATTATTTGGGTCTTCATCTCCATAGCTAGAATACCCCATTACAGACCCGGGTTCTTTTAATTTAAAAAGATTTTTTATAGAATCAAAAAATTGACCTAAACTTATTGTATTTATATAAACATCTCTACCTATTACTTCTTCGTCATCTGACTGATACAATTTAAATATTTTTTTAAATTTATTTTTATTAAAATAATATACAGAAACAATCTCTGATACAGTTTTTGTTTTTTTTTCTACATGATTGCCATGTCCGTCCGCAACTAAGACGTATGATTTTTGTAAACCTGAGTTAAAAAAAGCAGAACATGCATGAAAAAAATGATGTTCTCCAGTTTCTATAATTAAATCTTTATATTTTAAATTTTTTTTATTTAAAATATTTTTCAAAATCTTAATAACCGATTGATTTTTAGGGTTATAGGAAAACACAAAAATAATTTTATCAAAACATTCATCTTGATATTTTTCAAAAAGAACTGTCCAATTATTAGTTTTCTTTTCTTTGTTTATTCTTTCAGCTTCTTGGTAGTAAATAATTTCATTATTATTTATTTCACATATAGAAGCATTATGTGAATCATGTAGAGACAATACCCTCATTTTATTTCTTTCTTTATATCCATAATTAATATATAAGACATTATAGGGTGTATTGATTAAAATTCAAGTTTGATATTAACCACAATCTGCTATAACACCTAATAAACAGGTTTTTATATGCTACAAAAATTAGGGTTTGCTCCAGGATTCAATAAACAAGTTACCGAAACGGGTGCCGAAGGGCAGTGGTTTGATGGAGATAACGTACGTTTTAGATATGGTTCTCCTGAAAAAATTGGTGGTTGGGAACAATTAGGTGCAGAGAAACTAACTGGTGCCGCAAGAGCAATACATAATTGGGATAATAATGTAGGTATAAAATATTCTGCAATTGGCACTAATAGAATTCTTTATGTTTTTTCGGACGGTGAATTCTATGATATCCACCCTATAAGAACTACAATTACTGGCGCAAATTTTACAAGTACAGCAGGGTCACCAACAGTCACAGTAACTGTTTCTTCTAACCATGGTTTATTAGATAATGATATAGTATTATTTGATGCTGTTTCTGGGTTATCTGGATCTACTTTTACTAACGCTACATTTGAAGATAACAAATTCATGGTGACTTCTACACCAAGTGCTACAACTTTTACAATTACAATGGCTACTAACGAAGCCGGCACACCTGTAACTAATGCTGGTTCTGCTTCTGTTCTTTGTTATTATACTGTAGGACCTGCTACACAAGAATCAGGTTTTGGTTGGAGTTCAGGGTTATTTGGTGGCGAGGTAAACGGGGCCGTAACCAATACTCTTGCTTCTACTATAAATGATGCTGTAACAAATATTCCTTTAACTAACTCATCAACTTTTCCGGCATCGGGGACCATAAGAATAGGGACTGAAGATATATCTTACACAACAAATAACACAGGAACAAATACTTTAAGTGGTGGGGCAAGAGAAGTTAATGGCACTACAAAATCTTCCCACAGTGGTGGTGCGACAGTCACAAATATTACAGATTTTAATGGATGGGGCGAAGCTTCATCAACTACACAGTTTACACTTAACCCTGGTTTATGGATTCTTGATAATTTTGGTACAAAATTAATTGCTCTTATTTATAACGGGGAATGTTTTGAGTGGGATGGGTCAGACGTAAATGCATTAACTACTCGAGCAACAATTATATCTGGAGCACCAACAGCATCACGTCATATGATAGTATCAACTCCAGATAGACACTTAGTTTTTTTTGGAACAGAAACTACTATTGGAGACAAAAACACTCAAGACGACATGTTTATAAGATTCTCTGATCAAGAAAATATTAATGAGTACACCATAAAGGCAGAAAATACTGCAGGATCTCAAAGGCTTGCTGCAGGATCTAAGATCATGTCTGCTATTAAAGGTAGGGATGCTCTTTATGTATGGACCGATACTGCAATATTTTTAATGCAATTTGTAGGCCAACCTTTTACTTTTGCCTTTCAACAAGCGGGGACTAACTGTGGATTGATTGGTAAGAATGCTTGCATTGAAGTTGATGGCTCAGCTTATTGGATGTCCGACAATGGTTTCTTTAACTATGATGGTCAGTTAAGATCGATGCCTTGTCTGGTAGAGGATTTTGTTTACTCCGTAGATCCCGGACTCGGGCTCAATAATACGACTAGAGATTTTATTAATGCGGGTATCAATAATCTTTTTGGAGAGATAAGCTGGTTCTATTGTTCAGCTAATGCTACTTCGGTTGATAGAGTGGTCAGCTATAATTATGTAGATTCTACAACTAAAAGACCTATTTGGACAACAGGATCTTTAAATAGATCTGCTTGGGTAGATTCTGCTGTATACGACAAACCTCATGCAACACTCTATAATCCTAATGATAATGCTTCTTATGATGTTACTGGTAATGTAGATGGAAGTAGTATATACTATCAGCACGAAACAGGGACCGATCAAGTAAATGCCGGCAATGCCATTACTGCTGTTAATGCTAACATTCTTTCTGGTGATTTTGATATTACTCAGAAAAGAAGTAATACAGGTCAAGCGGTAGGGACCCCTGATCTTAGAGGTGATGGTGAATATATGATGAGAATAAGTAGATTTATACCAGATTTTATAGAACAAACAGGTGATACTGAAATCACTTTTACGACAAGAAATTACCCTAATACCACTGCAACAACTACAAATTTTACATCAACTGAAACTACAAATTTTAAAAGCACTAGACTTAGAGCTAGATCAATTGCATTAAAAGTATCTAATACAGGTACTGGAAAAAATTGGAAACTCGGTACATTTAGATTAGACATCGCACCAGGAGGAATGAGATAATGGCAACAGATAAAAAAATAAATTATGAAATGCAAGGCAAGGAAAAACCTGCAAGAAATTACTTGGGTAAACAAAAAACCGTAACTGTTCCTGTTAACTGGCAATCTAATCCTAAAGCCCCTAAAACAGAACTAGCTTACATTACAAAAGCAGAAAAAAATTTATTAATTAAAAAAGATATACACGGTTCATTAAAAAAAGGAGCTAACACAGGTCCTTCAGGTATCATGTCATTAGATTCACAAGGTGATTACACTAGAGATAGAAGTAGCAACAACGCAGCTAATTCTTCTGATAGAGCTACTAGTGAACGAGGAAAAAGAGCTGAGGGTAATCTGCAAAATATTTTAACAGGTAATGTAAGCACCGGTCAGACATCAGCGGTTAGCGATAGAACAAGAAGAGGGGCTATGCCTGAAGTTGCCTATGGTCCAGATGGTAGAGCAAAAATGATGTA